AGATCCAAGGCCTCATTCCGAGTCGGTAACTAAGTTCCCATTCGCGTCCCATGTAAGCGTAGATACCGATAAGGAAGTGAAAGACGACCAGTTGAAATGGTCCGCCGTTGTATAACCATTCATCAAGACTTGCTGCTTCCCAGATGGGGTAGAAGTGAAGTCCGATAGCGTTTGAAGACGGGACAACTGCTCCCGATATAATGTTATTTCCGTACAGGAGCGATCCTGCAACTGGTTCACGAATGCCATCGATATCTACGGGGGGTGCTGCAATGAATGCAATGATGAAGCAGGTTGTAGCTGCTAGTAATGTTGGAATCATAAGTACTCCAAACCAACCAACATAAAGTCGATTGTTAGTACTGGTTACCCAGTCACAGAAGTTGTTCCAGATAGTTTTTTGTTGTCTTTGTAGCGAAATAGTAGCGGTCATTAAATTAATAGTTCATGTGTGTTTGTTCTAGTAAGTAAGACCATTTTAAGGACTTGGCTGTCCAAAGCTAGGGAGGGAATTGCACCCTCCATTAAATCTATTTAGCTATTAAAAATTATACTTAACACCTACTTTTGTTCCATAATCATTTTGATCTGAATCGAAAGTAGCTGCAAGTTCTCCGTAGATAGAGACACGCTCACTAGCTTGGATAGACCCACCAACTTTACCAGTCAGTTTTGTTTCTTCTTCACCACCATCAGGAGCAAAGATAGAAGGACCAGCTTGTACATAGTAAGAACCGAAGTTAGTACTATTTTCATACCCTAGATGAAAGTCTGTTACATGACCATTGAAATCAGAACCGCTGAAGCCAGCGTTATTTTCAACGTTTACATAAGGACCAGCAAGTACAGGGGAAGCAGCAAACAAAGCAGCAGGGAGGATAGCAAGAATTTTCATTGTAGTTTAGTTAAAAAAGAATAAGTGTGTGTTGTTCGATTACCATGAATACCCCAACCTAACCAGTGATAGGCAGCATTCATGTAGTAAGGTATTGTTTGATGAGGAGTTTGAAAAGCACTTAGGTCATCTCTAAATCTCATCTCATCTATTAAGTAAGCAGTTTGACATTTCAAACTACTAGGATCGCTATTACGTTCAGCACAGAAAGTACCGAGACCAAGATAACGATGCTTTGAAGTCCATTGGATTAAACCATAACCTCCTTGAAGGCATCTATCATAAGGTAAGATAGCACCGCCTTCGCAGACATTAGGTTTAAATGTAGATTCTTGGTAGATGTTACCCAGAATGACTGCCAGTGCTGTACGGTCTTTCACACCAGCAGAAGTCTGTAGTTGTTCTAGAACGTACTGCTGTGGTGCAGTACATTGTGGGCATTCAATCATTTTTTCTTAGCAGTTTTAGCGGCTCGTTTGAAGTTAGCAGCAGTAGGAGCACCTTTGCTTCCAGGCTTACGCATGGTTTCACCTGAGCCTTTTTTAATACGCATTTTCTTTGCGTGGATGTTAGCGTAGAGGCCTGATTTAGCCATTACTTTTTCGTACCCTTCTTAGGTGGCCTGCCTTTCTGTGATCCGTAAGTTCCTTTACCTTGTGGCATTACCATACTCCGGGGATAATTTGACCAGTTAGTGCATACGCTCCAAGCGCAGCAATCACACCTAGCATGGCTAGGCGACCGTTTAGTTTTTCTGCTTTGTCGTTATGATTCACAGTGTAGTTTTCATCGGTGTACATGGTGGGTTCTTTTGCAAAGAGGTTTTGTTGTCCGTGATCGTTGGTGGTAACAGTCATTAGAATTCAAGGTCAGAGTTTTCAAGTTTACGCATAACATCAGAACGATATGCTGGATCACTATCATAACGTTTGTCACTCATAGCTGCTACCAGTTCTGATTGACTACGGAATGCACTATTAGCAGAGGATGCAGAAGTACGTCCAGTCAGTAGCTGACCTTCTGTACCAACAGCATCAGAATATTTATTATTCAATGCTTGTACAGCAAAGAAGATACTGTTAGGATCTCCTTTTGCCATCACCGCGTCATACATATCAATCTCTTCAGGACTAAGACTTTGACCAGCCCAGTCCATCATGTCTTTATAAACTTGTTCACCGCCAATCATTTCAAATAGTTGAGTGGCTTGAGCTTCAGATAGTTTCTCTTCAGAAGATTCTTTTTCTTCTTCTGTATCTTCAGGCTCTTCTTCTACCTCTTCAGAAACTGGAGCCTCTTGTTCTTCACGAGGTTCACCAAGTTTCTTTTGCAATGCTAGGTATGCTTGTTCAAGAGATTGTGTGTCTTGAAATTTACCTGCTAGTAGCTGTTGTTGTTCCCCTTCGTTAGCCTCGGCAACAGCGAGAGACTCTTGCTCATCAGCATTAAGTTCAGGCTGATCAGCGGGTGTATCATTAAGTGTTAGTGTTTCGCTCATTGAATTGGTGGTTGTTGTTGTTCTTGTTGCATCATCATCTGTGCCTCAGCTTGCTCACGTTTTTGATCAACAGCAGCCATCTGAGGTTCTTGTTGTTGAGCCATCATCTGCTGTTGTTGAGCCATAGCTTGTTGCTGTTCTTGCTGAATCTCTTGCATACTCTTGACAAGATTCAATACATCAATACCTGATGATGCAGCTAAACGTTTGACAACTTCTTCAGAATTAATATACTGTTGAATAGCTTCTGGACCCATTGTTTGTGCAACAACAGTAAGGAATTGAGCAAGACTTTCTCTGTCTTGTCCACGACCCAGAGCATTGATACCTGCAACAATAGTAGGTTTGACTATATCACCTTTAGGAAGGCGAGGGATCTCTCCTGTTTTTTGTGCAACATTTAGTTTGCGATTAAGATACGGCACAAGAAACTCAACAGTTAGTAAGCTAAACAATCCTCCAAGTTGACGTTCCAATTCCATCTGAGTCATACGAACTTCTTCAGCTGTAGTGCGCTCAGATTGTCTTACATTAAGAATAAGGAATGCCTCACTTAAACGTTGTGTTAGAGAACCTACCATCTGATAAGCTGTTTGGAAATCTGCTGTTTTACCAACCTGCACCACACCAATATCATCAGGTCGTCCCTGAATAATAGCACCATTGCCTGCCTTAGCAAGCGTTGATGGTTTGGTTGTGCTGCTTGGTGAAACAGTAAACACTATCTTAGCAGCTGCTGCGCTGCCTTCAACTAGTGCTTGTGACAGAGCTTCAAGTGACTTTAGATCACCAATGAACTCTTCCACTCTACCACGTCCGTAGACTTCTCCGTCTACGTGGTTAAAGCGTAGCACAAGCCAGGGGTTTGCGTCAAGGGGTGCTTTACTATAAGACTTAGGTAGAATTTTATCATCTACTTCTTGATGCCAAACCCAACGGTTATTATCCCTAACACAATGTGTGTAAATATCACATTCATCATCGTGACGTGATGAGTTATCAGCTGGTGTGTTAGGTTGTTCTTCCTTGTATTCGGGGTAAGCTTTTTTTAATAGTTTTTTTGATATTGTTTCTTTAGTTACAATTTCTATAACATTACCGTTACCATCTCTATCTATTACATATCGGTTTAAAGGATATAGTTTTAAAACATCCTTCTCCATAAAGATAAGAGCATTACCAGCTACTACAAGATGCTTCAATGCTTGATGAACGACAACACGATCAGTAGAGGCTGCAATAGACTCCATGATAGTGCGTTCAACTTTAGCAAACGACAAGTCAAGTTCTGATCTAATTTCTGGACCTAGTTCACCAGGAAGGTTAATATCATTTACCTGTAGCTTAAAGAAGCTGGTTTGTGGTGGTAGTAATGCAAGCATTAATTTACTTGCAAGTGTTACTACACCTTTAGCACCAACTGATTGCCACGGTGTTGTTAATTTTAACGAACCTTTAGTATAAGTCTCATCTTCTCGGATAAGATAAGGTAGAGTTAGATCTGCTGCTTGTCTAGCAGTGTTTAAAAACTGGGAACGGTCTGAAGACAATCTATCATAACGTGTTTTTGCAGTCATTAGACGTTAAGTACTCCTGATGATTTTGTCTTTGATGCTGTGTTAGCTGCCGCTCCTGCAGCAACAGAACCATAAGTAGCAGGGTTTACTTGTAGTTTTCTACGTCTAAATCCCTGTGTTCCTGCAGTTCTAGATGATTTAGATTGTGACTTAATTTCCAATGCACTTTGTAGTCCTGACCTGGCTACATTAGCTGCTTGAGCACGTGCACCGATTTCCATTTGCCGTAGTCTTTCAGCTTGTGCAGCCTCAGCTTGACGTTGCATTTGTTCTTGTCTTGCAATCTCTGCTTGACGTTGGCGGTTTGCATCGATAACACTTTGTTCTTGTTGTGCTCTTGCTTGAATTTGATCGTAAAGACCACCACCACCTGGTTGGTTTCTTTTTCCAGGGCTGAGTCTGCTAAAATTACTATTAATCCAATTAAAAATTTCTATGTTAGAATGATTTGATCCAAGGGCAGCACTATAATCAGCACTACCAAAATATTGCGCTCCCGCTGCCTGGCTTGGCGACAAAGGACCAACCGCGCTATAACCAATTGCCATTAATTTTCCTCCATATATTGTATGATCCATTCAACGACACTGCGTTGGCCTGCACGATACATGATGTATTCGTATGGATCAGCAGGACCAGGATTGATTGGTGGGAATGATTCTTCTAATTGATGTATGAGTCCACGAGATTGCATCCCTAGAACTTCAAGCGTATTGGGGGAGGTTGACATTACTATGCTCAAAGAATGCTGGCATCCGTGCTGCTTTAGTTGCGGAAAGCTCAGGAGCTTTGCCTTCATACATTAAGCGATCACTAGAATCCAGCCAAAATTTTTTATCCAAATATTTATCGGTAGTATTAGTACCTAGGGGTTGCATCACCCAATTGATAGTTGCCTTGCGGAGTTTATCAAGACTAGGGCTGACAGTAAGCCCCAGCTCCCGACAAACAATACTATTGGCAGCAACGTGAATTTGTTCATCTCTGCTTATGTCCGCGCTGACAGTTCGCATTCCAGCGTCACCATTAAAGCGAAAGAATGGTAAAAGAACGAAGAAAATTGCACGTTCGGCAACCATTGCTTTGAGGATTGTATGATCAGGATGCGAAGTCCAAGCTTCCCTGAGCCTGATAGCTTCCGATTCAGCCTTTTGGTCAACCCCGTAAGCATTGGCAATGTAACCAAGTGCCAAGTCGTGATTTTCCTCATCGGTGACGTTTGATTCCAATAACTCCCGCGATAGTTTTGGTACGTCGGTAGCCAATCCATCACGGATAAAATCTCCCACAGGTAGTTCCATATGTCGCAACGCAAGAGCACGGTGTACCGTCTCTTCCGCCCCTGCCTTGCATAATCCGGCAGTTGTCTGGACTGGTGTCCATTTTCTCTTTCTGTTTAGTAGCTTTTCGTAAGGGTTCATTCTTGACAATCACATGTAATTTCTTCATTTAAAATGTCCTCCAAATAGTTGTCTACTTCTGATTCATCTAATGCAGCGTATGCACTAGATTTATCTTGTGTATCACTCATCACTTGTAGTGAATAATAGAGGCTTGTTTGCGGAGACCGTAGCCACTCTTCCACGAATTCATTATCGTAGGTTACTGAATCACTCCAAGAGTTGAAACTGTATCCATGAAGAAGTCCTGTGGCATCTAGCATTGTCATAATGCCATCTGCAACTCTTTTATAATTTTCCCAACCTACTTCTGATGCGATTTCTACGTCGCCATAATTGTAAGTTTGTACTCCGAAAGTACCTGAGTCGCGATCGACTGTCTTCGAGATAGGTGGAGCGATTTCTGGTGTGCTAGTATAGCCATCCAAATCCACGCTTCGATAACTGCAACTGGCGGTTGGAGCGATAGCAAAGGCTCGAACCATATTATACTCGCGAGCAATTGTGGCTGCTTGGTTAATTCCTGTAGCAATTTGAGAGACAAGTTCATAAGCTGCCGAGCGAATAGTTTCGTTGTTGTTATACTGTTCTAATGCACGACCAAATTGATCGTATGTTACTCCGTACCGCCGTAGGAGATTTGCGAGCCCAAGCATGCCGAGTCCCACTTGTCTATCAATTTCAGACGGGAGGTATTCTCCAGAATCTCCGACAGCTGTCCTACTATGTAGGCTGCACAACTCGGACATACCTTCAACAAATGCTCGTGGGATGTCGTCGAACTCACAGGCTCCAAGATTGATATGCTGTAGTAGACAGGTACCTCGTGATGGCAGGTATACTTCGAGACAGACGTTACCTCTGATGCGGTTTCCTTCATTGTCATATTTTACTTTGTTTAGCCAGATGTCACCTGATTTAATTCCGAATAATAGTTGCTCCTTAAACGTACAATCCTTCCACCACTCTTCAGTGATGTTGATGCATCGTTTGACCCAAGGTAGTTCCGATCTAGGAGTAGTAATAAAGTCAAGAGCATCGGGGTGATTGAGCGAAATATGAAGAACAATTGCACCATTTTTGTACACCCCACCTCTACGTAATATTTCATTTAAACTACTATAAATTTTACCAAAACTTACAGGACCAGAAGCTGTTACACCTGACTCACGGACGTAACCTTTAGGGTCAAGTTTGTCTAGGTGAATAGCACAACCTGCGCCATACCTAAGGGCATGACTAGCAAACCTCCAGCTGGCCTCAATTCCGTTGCTACCTTCCATTTCATTTTCAACTACAAATACTGTGCAGCTGACGGGTAGGCGATGTGTAGGATCATCGATCCATGATTGAACCCGACCTGTGCGGGAGATATAGTTAGACATTGAGTAGATCAGTTAGGTTTGGAGGTTTGTAGTTTGGTCCTTTTAAGACCTTACCGTCTGCACGGTAAATAGGTTGCCCATTCTCATCTAGTTTGGACATATTTGATTTATGAACACGATCCATAGCTTCATCTAGATCCCAACCGTTGTTAGCAGCAAACTGATAACACACATAGACGAGATCACAAAGTTCTTTTAGTTGTTCGTGTTCATCTTTAAAATGAAAGGCTTCATGAAATTCTGACCACTCTTCATCGATCAAAGATTTCTGAGTCAGTCGCCCATTCATCGAATCCAAGATCGAGTAAGCGATTCGGAACTCTTTCGCTTGGTCTAGCAGAGTCGCCACGTGTGTTTTCAAGTTCATTTTCTAGATAGTGGATTGCTTTTTTTAGATCAGAAACCGTACTATCTTTATAACCAGCACGGCAGATATATTTAATGGCACAGCCTAGGTGATAATTTAATTGCTGGTCTCTGATGAAGTCCCAACATTCAATCTTACCTCTGGTGTAATAAGTGGGTGAGTCGGCCATTGTTTTACTAGATTGGATACGGTGTTAGCTAAGGCAAAGTTCTGACGTTGTAACGCCATGAATAAAGTAATAATATCAGTTTTATCAGCTTTAGGTAGTAAATCTTCAAGCCTTCTTATCTTGAAGTCCTGTTCCACTGTCAACTCTGTAATCGGAGGAGGGGGAAAAGAGTATGGGTTGTTTTGCTCTCCAGTCATAATCATCTGTGGTAAGGATCTTTGCAAGTCTTGCGTTTTGTAGTGCAATGTCTTCACTAAGATCTTTCTCAGCAAATGCATCAACAACTGTTTTCCAAGTATAACCTTTATCTTCAAACAAAGCAACAGCTCGTTTTATGCCAATACCTGGCACTCCGCTGTAGCCATCTGTCTGGTCCCCTGCAAGCGCCTGTATCAGGTGCCAACGTTGCCCTTCTGACTCTTCCACATTCACGATTTCATCCATGTTGTAGAGCCGTCCAGGTATCTGTCGCATGTCCTTATCAGGGCTGACGATTACATTACCAGGATATTTAGTAGCGTAGATACCCATACTATCATCAGCTTCAAGAGTCGGTAGTATTACTACTTCGTACTCATCTTTTAAAGCATTGATGACACGTTTGTATCCACAAGGTTTCTTACGATTACGATGCCCTTTGTAAGCTGGCATGATTTCTTTGCGAAAGTTAGAACTATCACTAAAGAACAACACAACTTCTGGTACATCCCACATGAACTTATTTTTAATTTTATTTAGTTCACGTTTAACTGATGCGTATGCTTCACTGAATTTGCTGACAACTAAGATTACATCATCACCAAAGTCAATCTCTGACTCTGCACCAGCACAAGCCTTGTAAACGATGTAGTCTGCGTCAACAAATAACTTCATTTACCTTGTCCTCTATATTTCTTTTTGCCTTTACGTGGCTTACTATGTAAACCATTACCCTGACGGGTTTTCTTTGATGTAAACGGGACTACGGTTTGTACTCCCATCATTGACTTACTTCTCATTAGTGGGTTTCACTCCAGTTGTTTCCGGTTTTTGCTTCGGCGTCGATTCTGATTCTGAGGTTGTAGTATTCTCCAGCTGCGAGACTGCTAAATACCAAGGATGTTGATAAGTCAGCTGTCTGTTCAGGGGAACATTCGAATTGCAATTCGTCATGTATAAAGGCTAATTGAGAACAGCATAAGTTTAATTCTTTAATATTTTGTTGGTTGATTACCATCCAACGTTTTGCCAGGATGGCGGAGTTACCTTGCAAGCAGTAGTTTAACGCTTTATGTGGGCTATCCACCATAATTTTTCTACCATCGATAGCTTTGATATATCCTCTTTCTGAAGCTGTCTTGATAGATGCCAGGAGTTTATCGAGTCCATCAATCGCGTCAATATATGCCGCTCTGATTTCCTTACCTTTTTTCTTGGCATCTTTGGATGAAAGAAGTTTGTCATAGCTGTGTCCAATTTTTTCGTCACCTGCGCCGTACAGGAAGGCATACGTTACAGTTTTCACAAGCTTCCTAGATATTCCTATCTTGTCAGCATTTACTTGGTGTATATCTCCGTTGAGGAGGATGTCTGCATACCGTCCATCATCATATCTGGCAAGGAAATGAGACAACATACGTAACTCAATCCCAGACAAATCAGCAGCGACCATGACTTGACCCGGAGATGGTAAGAAAAGTTCTCTAAATCGTGGGTCACTAGGTACTTGAGCTAAATTTGGGTTTCGGTGGGCACATCTAAAAGTTGACGTAGCAACAGAACAATGATGATGGATCCTATTAGCAGTCGTAGACAGCTTCAGCCAAGCGTTCGCGCCTTCGGATATCATTCCAAGCATCTTCGTTATCGTCAAAATCCTCAGGAATGCAAGGGCAATCTCTGTCCCTATCTCCTTCAGTATCGGTTCGTCTATGATAGGCTTCCCAGTAGGTGTCTTCTGGGTGGGATTCCAGCCATGAAATGTTTGCAGGATCCATGCTATATGATCTCGTGATGTAGGATTTAATTCTTTAAGGCGTGTAAGTGGAGCGTCTTTGACATAGCCTTGGGTCCGATTATCTCGCTTAGGAGTAAATACTGGTCCGGCAACGTAAGGATGCCTGTCACGTAGTAATTGATAAGTTTCTTCAAGCTCTTGTCTGAGAGTTGATGCAAGTTGCCATGCAGCGCGTTCATCAAAGTACCATCCATGTAGTTCTTGTTTGGTGAGGATTTCTGCTGCCTCATGTTCTAGCGTAATCCATTTAGGTATGGTTGGAAGTGTGTCCAAAGTTTTCTTGTAACAGTAACGTCTTGTATCATGTAGTCTTCCATTTCTGGCGACCATTCTTGCCAATCTGCGTCCTTGCCGTAATCACCTTTAGCTTCATTGAGTCGATAACCCCAAGCAGCTAGTGAATGCGATCCATACAATTTGAGTGGCATACCATCCCAAGTCTTTTGTTTATCAATCTCTATCAAGTTCGGGTGATAAAGACGGCTAAGCAAAAGAGTATCCAAGCAATCACCAATACGTCTAAACCATGGATAGAACTTATTGATGATACTAAGGTCATAATTAATAATGTTATGACCGATAATATAATCAGCGTCTTCGAGGTATTGGATACCGCGAACGATAGGTTCCGACGCTGGTCTCTCTGTAGCTGACGTAAATGATTGATCATTAAAGACCATCGTTTTTTCAGCCTCGGTGTCGTAGATACAAAGACAATGGATTTTGGTAGCATCATTTAGAAGGCCGTTTGTCTCCAGATCGAAGATCAGCATTGTTCCAGTGGTAAGTTTTGTCTACAAATTGTGCACGTTTAATTGCCTCTGCACTAGGAGGGTTAGGTCTATGCATTGATAAATCAATACGAAATTCTGTACCTTCTTTAATAAACTCTTCGTTCATAGCTTCATAATCAGAAATCTGTTGTTGCGTCAAACTCTGCTGTTTCATTGAATTTACAAGTGGATAAGTCATAAGTTAATCGACAAGCAATGCCTGTTTCCCCAGAGTAGCGATTCTTGAGAACTCTAACAACTGTATCAGAGTGTTCAGTTTCACTCTGTTGATTTCTTTCGAGTCCAATAACTGCATCGCTAAGTTGAGCGATTGCCGCACTTCCTCTAAGTTGTCCGAGTGTAACACGTGCACCTTCTTCATGGTTTTGATCGGATGATCCTCGTTTTAAATGTGATACTAAAAATAATGATATGCCAGTGCGCTCAACAAGTGAACGTAAGCGTGTCATCGTTTGGTCTATCATCCGTCTCTCATCCCCATCAAGTCCACTCATTAGAATGGATAGGTGATCAAGAAAGATAATCTTACAATCAAGTCCTGAAGCTAGGTATTCTATCCTGTTGTAAATAATATCAGGATCAAAACTACCAAAACCATCAAAAAGATAAAGGTTCCATTTATCAATGCTTGAGTCAAATGCTTTTGTAAGTTCAGCATGACTATGCTCTCCTAATGCTAAATTCTTACCTACAGAAGCAGACATTAAACCTAAAGCTGTACGGCGGTTTGACTCTTCAAGTGCCAAGTATCCAACCCGTTCTCCGTTCGATAACAAGTGAGCAGCCAAGTCTCTACAGACGGACGACTTCCCTTGGCCTGATCCTGAAGTAATTGTGACAAGTTCTCCGCACCGAATCCCGTGAAGCTTTGATTGAAGTCCTTGAAATGGATAGTCATAATCAGCTGGTGGTTGTGGTGTTGTAACTAATTCAAGTAAAGATCTAGCATCTACAATACCATCAGGTCTGAATTCCTTACGTTTAAAGAATGCATCATCGATAGCCTTGTAATCACTAGCCTGTAAAGCGTCTGAGATGTCCTTGTAAGCCTCTAGACGGGCGATGTAAACCTTACCAGGTGGTAATACACTCGCAGCTTCTTCAGCAGCCTTCTGACCGGCTTCATCTGAATCGAACCAAAGTACGATCTCACTGTAACCTTGAAGGATCTCCAGGTTTTTCTGGACTGCTTTTTTGGCTCCTGCTGCACCACTAGGTAGTGATACTACAGGCCAAGTTGGGAATATCTCAGCATAAGACACACAATCAAGTTCACCTTCTGTGATGATTATGCGCTTACCACTGCTGCCCCATAAATGTTGACCGAAGAATGTACCAGGGGATTCTCCTTCGTAAGTAAATTGCTTGTCTTTAGTTTTTATCTTAGCACCTTTTACAATGCCAGATGGATCGTGATAGTAAAACCTTAGCTTGTCTCCATCACGATATACTTTAAATCTTTCACAAGTAGATTGACTGATCTTGCGTTTCTGCAACCGTTCGGCTGAGCCTTTGATCTGCACAATAGAATTAGTGTGAATGTGTGTTGTTATTTCTTGTCCATCAGTGTAAGTATGGCATACAAAACAATAGCCATGGCCATCTGTATAAATACTATTACCATCAGATGAGCCACAACTATTACATGGTGCATGTCTTACAAACTCAGAGGAGCCAGTCGATTGGGATATTGTGGAATGATGTCCACGGTATGTTATGTTTGTCACACCATTTAGCGTATGTAGTCTTTGATCCTTTACTAATTTTATTAAAGGGTGCTTGAAAGACCATACGTAAATCAAGTTCAGGGTGTTGTTCTTTTACGTTCTTGATCTTACGTCTATCTTCAGGCTCCCAATAACCTTTACACTCTAGATATACACCATTCGGTAAAATAAAATCTGGATTGTAATGGTGCTGGATGACATATGGAATCTTTTCAGTTTCATACTCATACTTGACACCCAACTCACACATAAGATCAGCAACCTTTTCCTCAAGTCCTGATCGGAATGCCATTAATCATCAATCCCTTTCTCAATAATCTCCTCTACAATTTCGCTGATGGCACGGCGCATTTCATATTTAAAATCATTACGATCAGCTTTGTAGCGTGTAACAGTAAGTTCTGGTAGGTTGACAGTTAAAGTTCCCTTGTACAACCCAGTGTTTTGATCCTTTTCAGTAATAAAATTAATCATCAGAAGTCATCCTCTTCAGTAGTTTCAGTAGACGTTACATTTGGCTCACCAGCCTTGAACCCTTCAGTCTTTCCAAAGAGTGCTGCAACATCTTCTGTAGACATATCACCAGTATCTACACCAGCTGCTGTATTGAGAGACACCAATTGTACACCAACCAATTTAAGGCTTGTACCATACGTAACTCCATCACGGAGAATATACGGCTTCTGATAGAACGCAAGCTTAACACGACTACCAGCATACATAGGTGTAGCATCATCAGTAATATGCGTCCCCTCAGTATCAACAACAGGTGGACGAGAATCTTCATTCCAAGAGAATTTTACTTTGTATTGTCCTTCAGTGACTTCTTCCCAAGGTTCAGGCTTAAGAGTAGAACGCTTAGGATTCTTTAGTTTAGATTCAGCCCACTTAAGAGACTCAACTCTATCATCTTCTAGTACATCAACCATTGATTGATCAACTAGAGCAGCAAGTGAATAACCAAACTTGCTTGGTTTCAGTACAGCTTGATATCCTTCAAGGACAACAGGCTGTTCAGTTTTGTGGATGTTACGTGGCATTAGCAGAAAAAATAAGTGGAATCAATTACGGAGCTAGGTTCTAGATCTCCAATAATCGGTGGGTTAGTCTCCGCGCCTATCTGGTCAGCGAAGTCTTGCAAGTAATTGTGTTCGGCAAAGAGGTGCATATATGTCTCTCGTACAATTGCACTGAGAGAAGACATGTCGGTAGCACGACACAATACAGAATCATGAATGAGAGCGATCGGTGCATTGAAAGCCAATGCGCTGAAGTGGAGCAAGGAAGCATCGAGTGAATGTATTAAATTTGGAGCAGTAGCATTACGATGATGTTGTTTGTCAACCTTGTCACTATCTTGTGTAGAAACAGTAAGTTTGCAATCACCCATCAGTTGTAATTCAATACGTATCGTTTCTTTCTTCATGAGTTTTTGAGTGACAACAAAACCTGATGGTGTAGACCATGTTAGTTCTGTTTTACCCAAGTCGATTGCTTTAGCAACCTCCTCTTCAATCCAACTCATGACAGCCATAGGACCAGGTACAACCTCATCCATAGCATTTCTAACAGCGATGACAGTTTTTGTCAAGTCATCTTTATCAATCTCGATACCCTTCTCAAGTAGTGCGTCCTTGATATAACCACGATTAGAGAAAGGCTTTGCATTATAAGGTACTGTCATTACAACACGTTTGACTACCTTTCTATCCATATAATTACGAATAGAACTAGGGCAGAAAGGAGTAGAAGTACGAGCGACGACAGCATAAGCATCCTGTGGTTTATCAGACGGTAATACGTTAACGAGACTAGCAGTATTTTTATCTTTAGCAAGACCTGCTAATATTTGTAACCCACTACAAGTGGCATCAGTGGCTACAGGCAAGCTTGTAAAATGACGATCACACTTAAGCACACAATGATAATACTCATCACATGCTGCCAGAAACTGCCATGGCTCATCTGCTTCTTCCCATTCGTGTATGTGTAAGATAGGATCACTAGCGACACAAGATATAATATGAGTATTATTCTTTACCCAATCTAATCTTTCTTGCATCGTAGCTTTATCTAGACCATACGTAGTAGCTACTTGA